TGGCAGGGCTGGACATTACAGGCACGCACAAAGGATGATGCCCTAAACACACAGATAGAAACAGCGTGGACTGAATGGTGCAGGAAACGCAACTGTGACATAACTGGGCAGCAGTCGTTCAACCAGATGCTAAGGATGGCCGTGGAGAGGAAGAAGATAGACGGGGGCATACTGTTCATAAAATGTTATACGGACAGCGGCATCGTACCTTTCAAGCTGCAGGCTGTCGAGGTTGATAACCTGGCCGGCGGGTACCTGCAGCCGACGAACAGGGATAACAGTGTTGTCGGTGGCGTCGAGGTGGATAAGTACGGTGCACATGTAGGGTATTTCATACGGCAGTTCACGCCGGATGGGTTCATGGAGCTGGATCCAAAATTCGTACCGGCAAAGGACGCCATATTCTACTACACAAAACGCCGCCCATCGCAGATAAGGGAAATGAGCGACTTGGCTCCAACAATAATGCGGATAAGGGACGCCAATGAGTTCATGACGGCCGTTTCAGTAAAGGAACGGGTCACAGCCTGCCTTGCGGTTTTTATAAAAAAGATAACGGGGACAGGCGGCATAGGGCGCGGCGTGAATACGGCGCCGCAAAAGGACTATGAAGGCAAGACGATAACCCCGGGCATGATAAAGGAACTCAATGCCGGGGATGAGATACAGGTCGTGAACCCGTCGGGGCAGTCAGCAGACGCCGCTTCGTTCATAAAGATACAGCAACGGCTAATAGCGGCAGGGCAGGGGCTGTCCTATGAAGCAACAAGCCGTGACATGAGCCAGTCCAATTACAGCAGCGCAAGGCAGGGGCTTATCGAGGATGGTTATACATACCTTGAAGAGACTGAACTGCTGATGGATGCCGTGATGGATGAGGCTTTTGAGACATTCGTCATTTCAGGCGTGCTCAGCGGGCTGTTCGACATCCCGGATTTCTGGGAAAACAAGCGTGACTATCTGCGCCACGAATGGGTCGCAGCGCCTAAGAAGTGGATTGACCCGCTGAAAGAAGCAAATGCGCAGAAGATAGCATTAATGACGGGGCAGAAGACATTCAAGCAGATTGCGGCTGAAAACGGGCGCGACTGGAAGGAACAGGTTGACGAGATCGCAGAAGTACTGGACTATGCGGAAGGCAAAGGAATAGATTTAGGGGGTGTGATTTTTGGGAAAGACATATCAGCGGCCGGAGAAGGGTACGACGCAGCAGATTACCAGAGCAATGCCGAAAGCGTCAGTCAGGGAGATTGAGGGCGAAGGCAACGAACGCAGATTCCGGCTTTCATTTGCAAGCGAAGAACCTTATGGGAGGTTTTTTGGGACTGAGATCCTCGACTGCAAAGAGGGCGCGGCTGACCTGTCCCGGCTCAATGAGATAGGCGTCGTGCTGTACAACCACGACAGGTATTACGTCATAGGCAGGATAATAAAGGCGTGGGCTGAAAACAACAGGCTGGAAGCTGAAATTGAGATTGACAGCGACGAAAAGTCAGAAACAGTCTTCCAGAAGATGAAATCGGGCACGTTGAAAGGCGTTTCAGTCGGCTATACGGTGGGGAGCTGGGAAGAGGTCGCAGCAAACAATATGTCCAGCGATGGAAGGTTTGCGGGACCATGCTCCATTGCCCGCAACTGGACGCCATTGGAGGTATCAATAGTCTCTGTCCCGGCGGACGCAAGCATAGGCGTTGGGCGGGGATTTGAAGATAATAAAGCAACCATGGGGAACGTTTATGAATGGCAATTTGAGATAAACAAACGGAGGTAATGAATTTTGGGTAAGGAAGCAATCTTAGCAAGGATGCAGTCCATAATCAATACTGCAAAGAATGAAAGAAGGGAGCTTACGGACGAAGAGTTAAAGGAGCTCGAAAAGTTACAGCGCAAATTTGACGAACTGGACGCAGCCGAGAATGCAGCAGCCAGGGAAACAGAGGAAAGAGAAGAAGCAGCCAGCGAGGCTGAAAGGGCGTTGGAGGCAGAGCGCAGGCGTACGTCAGAGATCATGTCCCTGTGCAGGGATTTTAACATTGAGCCGGATGAATTCATTGATGGAGGTTCAAGCATTGATGCAGTACGCTCCGTCATCCTTGAAAAGCTAAAAGAGGAAGCTGCGCCGGTAACGGTCGGCGTGACGGCAGATGAAGAGGATAAATTCAGGGATGCCGTATCAAACGGGATAGCCATGCGTGCCGGCATCAACGTATCAAAAGAGGATGATGGCGGGGAATACCAGGGAATGTCACTTAGGGATATTGCGATCGAGTGCCTGTCAAGGGATGGCAGGGATGCACGTTCCCTGATGCGCATGGATGGGACGCAGCTCTACGGGGAGCTTGCAAGGCAGTTCTATAACCCTTCAGCAGCATTCCCGGCCATAATGGATAATACCATCAGGAAATCAATCGTACAGATATATAACGAAGTGCCTACCACATTTGAAGCGTGGACAACGTCAGGGAGCCTTCCGGACTTCAAGGAGACATCCGACCACGAATATGTCCTTGGCGGTTTGAGGGATTTTGAGGAAGTACCGGAGAACGGTGAACTCAAGAACGATATGCCAGAGACCAAGCTGCTGCCACAGAGGAGCCTAAAAACTTACGGCAAGCAGTTCTCGATGACGAGGCAGGCATTCATCAATGATGATATCGGACTGATAACGAGGATCCCGGGAATGTATGCGGCAAAGGCTAAAAAGACCATTGATAAGCAGGTCTATGAGCTGATTTTCAATAACGCAAAGATCTTTGACGGCAAGGCATTATTCCACAATGACCATAAGAACCAGATCACCACGGGCACAAAACCGACGGCGGAAGCGATACAGAAAATGGTACTGCTCATGCAGCAGCAGACGGACCAGTTTGGGGAACCGATCTATATGACCCCTCAGCACCTTATCGTGCCTGTCGGATATGAATTCGACCTTGCAGTCATATTCAAATCAGCCCAGGTAGTGGGAAGCGCCAACAACGACATCAACCCGCTGTACAATTATCCGCTGGAAGTCGTACAGACGCCGCTGTTGAATGCGATGGCAGGCAGCAATGCAGTGCCGTGGTTCATGACCGCAAACAGGTTCAGCGCACCGGGAATACAGGTTGATTACCTTAACGGGCAGAAGATGCCGCAGATAAGGCGTATGGAAGTCCCGGGGACATTAGGGTTCGTATGGGACATCTGGCTTGACTGGGGAATTACTGCACGTGATTTCAGGGGCATCTATAAGAATGCCGGTGCTGTTATAGATTAAGAAGGGAGGCACAGATAAATGAAAGCAGAGTACTTACAGAATGGTGACGCCATTGATTTCGTTAATGGCAGCAACAAAAAGATAGAAGCCGGGGAGGTCGTGAAATTAGGGAGCCGCATAGGCGTGGCTGGCACCGATATCGCAAAGGGCGCCCTTGGCAGCGTGCACCTTAACGGTGCCTTCGTGATGCCTAAAGCGGATTCTGCCATCACCATCGGTTCAGACCTCTATTTTGACGAAACAAATGACTGCGTGACGGCAACAAAGGGATCCCTGACAGTTTCGGCGGGTTATGCTGCAGCAGACGCAGCGGCAACTGACACAATGATATTGGTCAGGCTGAATGGTTAGGTTCAAGGACATAATCAGGAACGATATCAATGATGTCTTCCTGAACCTGATGGAATTTGCAGAAACGATCGTGGTAAACGGCAAGGAAATGAGGGCAGTCATTGACGATATGGAAGCTGCGGAAAAACAAAAGTCCGCGGTTTCTGACATGGATGGGATATATACAAAACGGACAGTACTATATGTCTCGGCTTATGAGTTCGGGCTGCTGCCCCGGCAGGGTGAATATATCACGGTACAGGGCAAGGGTTTCATCGTAGCCGAGGCATTATCTGAAAGCGGCATACATAAGATAACGATGGAGGCGAACCGGTCATGATAGAGATCGAGGTCTTGAACGTCAGGGAAGTAGAGAGGCAGCTTTTTGGGATGAGGGAAAAAGTGCCCAGCACCATAAGGATGGCTGTCAATGAAACAGCAAGGAAGGCAAGGCAGAGGCTGGCAAAGAAGGCACAGGAGACATATACCATCAAATCAGGCGGCTTCAACAAGGCCATGCGGATAAAGAACGCAAACAATGCGACTCTGACAGCTGAGATAAAGGCAAGGGGTGAAAAGATCCCGGCTGGCAAGTTTTCAACAAGGGCCGGGACGCTGGGACCTGAGACCTATTACAACCCGGTCACGCACAGGCAGCAGGTCGGGAAAGGCGGCCGCAGCGCAAGCGTCAGGCTGCTCAGGTCAGGGACATTCAAGAGCAGGGACGCAGACCGGAAATGGTTCAAGACTAAGTTTGGCAGCGGCCATATGGGGATATTCCACAGGGCTGGCAGGGAAAGGCTTCCGCTGAAAGAGACATTCGGCTTGTCAATCCCACAGATGATAGGCAGCGAAAAACAGGTTTACGGAATTGTGGAACCATTCATACAGGATGACCTGCAGGCAGCGTTGGACCGCCATATAGCAAGAGCGATAAGGGGTGATTTTTAATTGACCTCTTTTTTTGTACAAAAATATTTGAAAGAAGATCTGGAAAACACGCTGAAAGACATGCGGCTGTTTTCCCCGATAGATAATGAATATGTGGCCATAAAAGTTTTTTTCCAGGACCTGCCCATACCACAGAGGCAGGAGTATAAGACAGGGGATGGAGACCTTGCGAATGGACTTGCCGAAAGCATGGCAATGCAGGAGCCTTTCCCCTATGTCATAATCCGCCTTTTGAAATGGAATACGGAAAGCCCGTTATCAACGAGGATGTCGCTGACTGTGCGCCTTTTGATAGGGTGCTATGATAACGGGCTTGATGTTGACGGGGAGGCGGATGTTGTCAATGTGGTACAGAGGATCTATGAAAGATTTACAAAAAACAATATCCTGAAACCATTTTACAGGGTCACGAAAATGGAGGGGCTTTTTCAAGAAGAGAAAAGCTATGCTTATTTTTTTGGCGGGATAGATATGGAAATTCAGGTCACGGAGATACAGAGAGAGGAGGACATCTTCACG